GATTAATTTTAAAGTGATTTTTTTAATTTTTTATTAGTTCGTTAATTTAAATTGTTTACAGGTTAACAAATAACATTAAAATACTATTTTATGGAGTATACTTACTATTTTATGGAGTATATTTACTCCATAAAATACAAATACGTTTAAAAGAAGGTATATTAAATAATAATTATAAATGACAACAGTTATTTGTGAATATTGTGAAAGTTGCGTATCAAAACATAACATATCAAAACATAAAAAAAGTGAATCTTGTATGAAAATACAAAATATAATAAATAAGAATACAAAAACAAATAATTTATTAAAAGAAGATATTAACAATTTAAAATATATAATATTAAATTTAGAAAAAGATATTGATAATTATAAAAATCAAATTAAATTATTAGAGAAATCATCAGAGGAATATAGAAAAATTGTAGAAAAAGCGGCTACTAAAACTACTGTTAAAAATTATAATCATAATAATTACTTAAATTTAATTTCACAAGAACCTATTCGTTTTAGTGAATTGCCTAAACAATTAAAACAATTTGTAAATTGTGATTCTCTTATGTATGATGAAAATGATTTCCACGAACATATTGTAGATAATATATTAAAAGATGAAAATGGAAAAGATAAAATATTATGTACTGATATAAATCGTAAAAACTTTTCTTATAAAGATGAAACAAGTGGTGAATTGGTAAGTGATCCAGAATTAGAAAGACTGAGAGATAAATTAAAAAAAGGGGCAGATATAAAATTAGTAAAAAAAGAATTATTAAATAAATTAGTTGAACAATATGAAAATACAGATATTGATCCATATGTTAAATTTTATGATATTCTTAAAAAATTAGAATTTGGAAATCCATTTGTAGATCATGTTGCAAAAAAAACTTATATTAAAACTAAAAGTAATACAATTCTTGAATAATTTTTAAAATAAATTAATTTAGACGTTCATTTATTAAGTTAATATATTCTTTATTTATTTCAATCCCAATAAAAGGTAATCCTAAATTTTTACTTGCTAAACATTCACTTCCTGAACCAGCAAAAGGTATAAGAACATATCCATCGTTATTTGACTGTTTACATGATTTAATTAATTTTTCACATAATAATAATGGTTTTTGAGTGGGATGATTTACTCTTTCTTTCATTCCTGCTCCTCCAGCTAATGCAGGAATTTTTATGACATCACGAGGAAGTGCACCAGAAGGATGAGCATTATATGTTGTGCTTTTTTCACCGTTTGAAAAACGACCTTTTGTAGCTTTTCTTTCTTTACCAGCAGACCCATTTAAAAAACCATCAGTATAAGGTTCTCTAATATCGTCTTTATTAAAAATTTTGTTGTCTTTCCACAATACAAGAATACTTTCATGTGATCTTTGCCAAAAATTTAAAGATGCTACATTTTTATTTGTGTAATGCCATATTATCCAACGGCGATTTATGTTAAATGGTATTTTTGAAAGAATAAGAGCAAGTATTTCACTAAATCCATATATAAACCTGTGTTTAATTTTGATGATATTTATAATTATATAAAACAATAAGATATTTAAATATAAATATATATTTAAATTTATAGTGAAAATGGGAATAAAAAATTTAAAAAAGTTTATTCGTGAAAAATTTCCAAATGAAATTCAAAAATCCAATTTATCAGAATTTTATGGACAAGTATTTATGATGGATATTATGTCTTATATTTATAAATTCAAGGTATCTATGAGAGAAAAATGGTTGCAATCTATTATAACTATGATAAAATTATTTAAAATAAATAATATTCATGTAAATATTGTATTTGAAGGAGAGGCACCAGTAGAAAAAAATAAAGAAAGAGAACAAAGAAGAAAACAAAGAAAACAACAAGAACAAAAATTAAATGAGATTAAAAATGATTTAGACCAGTATTATCAAACAAAAACTGTTACACCTTTATTAAAAGAAACATGTGGTAAAATAGAAGTATCAGATACAGATAAAATAAATCGTTTATTACATTTTAATAATAATATTTCAACAGATGTAAAACTCTCAAATAATATTACAACATTAACAGATAAAATGATTGAACAGATACAAGATTATATAGATAAAAAAGAAAACCAGTTGGTTACAGTAACACAAGAAGATGCAAATAAAATAAAAGATATATGTGATGTATTTGGAGTTCCATATTATCAATCAGAAAATGAAGCAGAAACTATGTGTTGTAAAATGACTAAAAATGTGAATTTTGATAAGAAACCATTAGGAGTAATATCTGAAGACTCAGATGTGTTAGCATATGGCTCAAATATGTTAGTATGTGATTTAAATATTTCAAATGGAGATTGTAATATAATATATTTACCAAGTTTATTAAAAACTATGGAATTGAATTATCAACAATTTTTAGAATTTTGTGTATTAAGTGGAACAGATTATAATACAAATATACCAGGTGTAGGTTCTATTAAATGTTTTGATTTAATAAAAAAATACAATAATATAAAAAATATATTTGACAAAGAGGAAAAATTAATTCAAAAAAAAATAACAGATTCTATACAAAAGAAGTTGAAAAATAAAGAAAAAATAACAGAAAATAAAGAAGATTTACATTTGGATGAAAACGAAGAATTAGAATTAGATTTGAGTATCACACCAGATAAATTATTAAAAGATATGTCGAGGTCAATAGAGATGTTTGATTTAACAGAATATAAAACTGTGGTTGAAGGACCACAATATGAGAGATATACGGACGTCCAAGTTCGTCCAAATAATTATTATTGGGATCCAAATATAAATTTCGAAAAAGTAATGGAATATTGCTTACGATATAATTTAGATATAAATGTTATAGAAAAAATATGGACAAATAGAATTAAATTATTTTAAATAAATTTAAAAAAAAAATTTTTATAAATAAAAAATTATATTTTATAAATAAATGTCAACACCAAATACTAGAAAATTTACAATTTCAACAATTTCTCCATCTAGATCAAAACACGAATCACCTGCAATTGAAACATCAAATGTATTTTATAAATATCCTTATTTGGTTCCAGTAAACATATCAACTGGAACAATTAATAATTTTTCTTTTACAAATGCTACAGGTTCAGTGTTATATTTAAATACATTAACTGGTCCTGTTCTTTCACAAATTGGAGGATTTGGAGCAACTGGCCCTACAGGTCCTGCTGGTACTGGAGGACCTACTGGTCCTACTGGTTCTGTTGGTTCTACAGGTCCTGCTGGTACTGGAGGACCTACTGGTCCTACTGGTTCTGTTGGTTCTACAGGTCCTGCTGGTACTGGAGGACCTACTGGTCCTACTGGTTCTGTTGGTTCTACAGGTCCTACTGGTTCTGTTGGTTCTACAGGTCCTAGTGGTTTTTCTACAAATACAGGACCTACTGGACCTACTGGTCCTACTGGTTCTTTTGGACCTATAGGTCCTACTGGTCCGGGTATAGTACCTTCAGGGACAAATTATTCAGATTATTTATATTGGAACCCAGGAACAAGTTCTTATCAAGTTGGTAACTCAGAAGTACATATAGGACAAAATTCTGGTCAAACAAATCAAGGACAATATTCAGTTGCTATTGGAACATATGCAGGACAAGTGAATCAAGGACAATATTCAGTTGCAATAGGATACCAAGCAGGAACGACAAATCAAAATTCTAATTCTATTTGCATTAATTCTTCTGGTAGTCATTTAGCTGCGACAAATCAAGGATGTTATATTAGTCCAATTAGAAATGATAATTCAGTAAATTCTAGAACATTATTACTTACATCAAATAATGAAATTGTTTACAATAATGATGTTTTATCATCGAACAAAGCATATTTAAACGGTACTCCTTCTACTTCAACATTAGCTGATGCTCTTTATGTTTATTATAACGTGTCTGGACCAGCTTTCAATTCTTGTTGTTTTGATTCTAGTATAGGTCAATCGTCAGGTGGAACAAATGCAAATTCTTTTAGAACAGGTAGATACAATAATACTACAAATAGAGATAATGCATATTGGGAATTTGGATTAAGACAAGATCCATCTGTATCAAATTATGATAGATTTTTTATTGGTCGTGCAGGAGTTTCTTCTTGGGATTTTGGAGTATATAAGAATGGTTACGTTGGTATTAATCTTGGTAGTGGTTCCACGTCTCCTAATCATAGTTTACAATTAGGAAGCGATTCAGCTGCTAAACCAGGAACAAACACTTGGACTATTTCTTCAGATTTACGTGTTAAAGAAAATATAGAGGATGCGGATATTGATATGTGCTACGATGTTGTTAAAAACTTGAAACTTAAACGTTTTAAATGGAGTGAAAAATACTTTAAAGATGATAAAATAAATGATAGAAACTGTGTTGGGTATATAGCACAGGATGTAAAAGAACTATTTCCAAAAGCAGTAAAAATAAAATCACAAAAATTTATTATAAAAGAAAGAGAAAAATTTGAAGAAGATGATGAATGTGAAACTATAGAAGATTTTCATTATCTTGACGTTGATCAAATTTATAAATCGTATCATGGAGCCATTCAAAAATTAATGAATAAAGTTGAAAGTTTAGAATCAGAAGTTAAATCGTTAAAAAGTGACATTATAATTTTAAAAAATAACTAATAATTTTTTTTATAAATATTTAGAATAATAAAAATTATTAATAAAAAAAATATTTTATATAATAAATGAACTGTCCTTTTAAAGAAGAATCAAGAAAAATGTCATTTAACAGCGATGATGATTTTATGAGTCAAATTTCACCATCTATAGATTCAAGATCAAAATATGAAACATCAAGTGCATTTGATGAATCTATATCAGGAAATAAAATGTGTCCATGTGAACAACCTCTTTCAGATAAAAAAGATAAAGGAATGTTTAATTCTTTTGTAAAATTAATAAAAAATATGGCTGGAGAAAAAGATTTATATAGAGCAATTTCATTATATGAATTTTATGTAAATTTAATTTTAATAGTTCTTATTTTAACTACACAAAATACATTTTTAGCAATATTATTTTTAGGTTTTTTTAGCAAACAAATACCAGAAAGAATCATAAAGACCGTTTTATCAAGAAAGAATGGACAATTAACTGAATTGGCTAAAAGACCTCAAGGTGCAAACAATTGCAATATGTTTAATGCAGGAGGAGATGCAAGTAATCATTCAGGATTAATATCAGGTCATACATTCTTGATATCAACAATTGCATTTTATTTTATATACAGATTTACAGATTTATTTAAACATAATGCAAATTACAAACAATCATTATTTATAGTATTTTTATTTATATGGATTGGTTTAGTAGCTATGGCACGTATGAGATTAGGATGTCATAAACCACATCAAACCTTATTAGGATTTGTAATGGGCGCATTATGGGGTTATTTAATATATATAGTAATAGAAGCAATTAAAAACAAGTCAGATAGAGTAAAAGAAGATGAAAGTAAAATAATGAGAATATTTGAAATATAAATTAACTGATATTATTCAATAAAAAAATTAAATAAAAACTTTAAAAGATTTTATATTATTTAATATTTATAATATAAAATATATTCTATAAATAATAAACAAATATAGAAATGGAAAAAAAAGATTTAAATTTAGAAGATTTTATTCCATCTTATCCTTATTTGGAAAATGGTGAAAATCCAAAAGATAATTATTACAATACAGAATATGAATTAACTAATTTTAATAAACAAGAATTTTTTGAAGATTTATTAGATATAACTGAAGAAAGACCTGAAGAGAAAGGTGTACCTTTAAAACATCAAGAATTTGTAGCAAAATTTTTATCTCAAAAAACATTAAATAACGAATTGTTGTTATTTCATCAAGTAGGAACAGGAAAAACATGTTCTGCAATTAATATAGCAGAATTAGCATTATCTATGAATCCAAATTTATCAAGAATTTTGGTATTAGTAAAAGGAGAAACATTTATAAAAAATTTTAATAATGAGTTAGCATTTCAGTGTACACCAGGACAATATATACCAGAAAATTATTCAAAACTAACATCAAAAGAAAAAGTGATAAGATTAAATAAGAATATAAGATCAAGATATGAAGTTAAAACATTTTATAAATTTGCTCAAGAAATAACTAAAGATTCTGATGAAACAATAGAAAAAATTTATTCAAACAGAGTTATTTTAATTGATGAAGTTCATAACATAAAAGATTATGAACAAAAAAAGAAAGAAAAAAGAGTGTATGTTTATAAACAATTACATAGATTTTTACATTTAATAAAAAATCGTAAAATTGTTTTATTAAGTGCCACACCTATGAAAGATAACAGTAATGAATTTGCATCAATTATGAATTTAATATTACCATTAAATATGCAATTACCAACAAAAAAAGATTTTAATAATATGTTTTTTACAGATGATAATAAAATTAAAAATTATGACGAACTTAGAAAATATATAAGAGGAAGAGTATCATTTTTAAGATCTATGGAAACACAATTGACAAAAATGAATATTGGAAATAAAGTAAATAACTTAAAATATACTCTTGTCGATTTAGATAAAATGTCTACTTTTCAAAGTGAAATATATGAAAGTGCATTTAAAAAGGATACATCTGTTGTTTCAGTAAAAGAACTAAGTGAAAATAGTGAAGAAAATATTTTAAGAGAAAAAAGTATGATTGAAGAAACCGATTTAGAGTTGGATAACTCATCTGAAGAAGATTCTGAAGATACAAAATCAGGTTTATATGATAATTCACGTCAAGCATCTTTGTTTGTATTTCCAAATGGTAAATATGGAAGAGATGGATTTAATGATTCAGATAATATAGAATCGGGAAAGAATCCAGGTTTTAC